TACGCCCACGGATTGCAATACCGCAATCAATGCGTGATTGTTTGCAAAACCCGTTGTTCCCGTGCCGCTAGATGTTGACAAAGTAACGGGGCAAGTTATTGATGTATTGGCTACTATTGTTGGGTCAGCAGACAAAACCCATTTTTGATAATTAGTTGAATTGTTTGCATCTTGCAAAACAATACTGTCGCCTGTTTTTAAGAATCCCAAGAACAAATCAACATCAATGCCGTTGCTTGTCAAATGGCTAAAAACAAGTGCGGTTGCAGATGTTTGCGTTGCGTTATTCCAATAGACATCACCTGAATTTGGTGTGCCTGTGGTTTGGGTTGTGTCGGCTAAATATTGGTAATACGATGATGATTGACCATCTGCACCTTGTGCGCCCGTTGGTCCTGTAGGTCCTGCCACCGTAGAAGCCGCACCCGTTGCGCCCGTAGGTCCGTTAGCACCCGCAACGCCCGTAGGTCCTACTAAACCTTGTGCGCCCGTTGGTCCTGTCGCACCGACCGCACCTTGCGAACCCGTTGGCCCTGCAATGCCTTGCAAACCTTGTTCGCCCTGAATTCCCTGAATACCTTGTGCGCCCGTAGGCCCTGCGTTGCCTTGCAAGCCTTGCGCCCCTGTCGGCCCTGTAGGACCTACAACCGTGCTATCTGCGCCCGTTGCCCCTGTCGGACCTTGTGCGCCTTGCAAGCCTTGTGCGCCAGTTGGCCCTGCTACGCCTTGTACGCCCTGCGCCCCTGTAGGTCCGATTGCACCCGTTGGGCCTGTATTGCCGTTAACACCATTTGCGCCCGTTGGTCCTGTTGCGCCCGTATCGCCCGTAGCACCTTGTGCGCCTGTTGGACCTTGTACGCCTTGGATACCCTGAACGCCTTGGATGCCCTGCACCCCTTGCGGGCCAGTAGGTCCTACATTTCCCGTAGTGCCTTGTGCGCCTGTCGGTCCTGTAGCCCCCGTAGGACCTTGCACGGTGCTTGGCGCACCCGTTGCGCCTGTCGGTCCTGATGCACCCGTTGCGCCCTGCGCCCCCGTTGGGCCTGTCACCGTGCTAGGTGCGCCCGTTGCCCCCGTTGGCCCTGTAGGGCCGCTATTGCCCTGCGGTCCTGTCGGGCCAGTAGCCCCCGAAACGCCACGGTCAACAACAATAGTTACATTGCTTGCGGGTTGAACTTTAATAGCGGTCATAAAACAATCACCCCATCAGAACGAACTAAAAACAGTAGAAAAATAATCAGGTCATCAGCGGGTGTCGTACCTGATGCGGGTAAAGAAACTTTAACCCGACCTGAATAACCAACGGTGTCTGCCGCATTGATTTCTAATTCAGGGTCATTTGACATCAAGCCCCAAGCCGCGGCATCAATTACCAATGTGCAAGTTCCATTAGCCGCAACAATATTTGTAATTGTTAAGGGAATTGCGGCGGGCGGCGGGTTGTAATCGGCAATGTCAAAAGCCAAACCGTTTCGGGTATCAATGATATTTGATAGTTCACGGCGAACAATTTGCGCGTTAATAGTTGCGCCCGTTAAATTTACGGGGGTATTTGTAGATGGGTTGCTTTGGAATGTCAAATTCCAATAGGTTTGTTGCGCCCAAACCAATTCACCCGCAAGAATGGGGTTGTCGAACCCGCTTACTTGTGCAAGCGTATTCTTATTGAAAATCGCCATATTAGCGTTCCCTAAACTTAGTTAGAACATCCGCGTATCTCGCGGGCTAATGGTGTCTTGTTTTTAATATTTTATAGGTTTTTTTAAATTGGGGCAACGGGCCAAACAATATTTGTTGGAAATCCCGCCTGTTCGGGAACATCCCTTAAACCTTGCCGATAGGCTTGCCAATCAGTTGGTATTGGCGTTCCTTGGTCAACCGCCCGTATGACAATCCAATCTGAATCGTTAAGCAAAACATCCCTTTTAGCAATTGCCGCGCTAGATTCTTCATCGTTTTTTTGTTCTGCGGTTCTTGTATCTACCCATTGAAATGTTGTGTTACTCCATGCACATTCATAATTTGGCTTAATTGATTTTGTTGCTTGTTGTTCTATTGTGTAATTAACAATTGCATCATTGGCAACATATTGCGTTGCATTTGAGCCATAACCTTCCAAATAACTATTGCCTTCTAAAACAACAAATGGCAAAACATCTGTATTAGTAACACCTGATGCAATAATTTCACCAGTTGCAGTTTGATATTGAACATAAGTTGTCATTGTTTAACTTCCTAACAATGGTTGATAAAACGCATTATTTGAACCTAATGTAAGAAGTTGCCATGATGCGGGACTAGATGATAAAAGCGTACCGCTACTATCGTATATTGCCGCCGCGTAGGTAATTCCCGCCGTAATAGTTGTTGCATTTGCCGCACCACTACCCCAATCATTTGTATTAAATTGATATACAAATGTCAACGGTGAGCCACCCTGTCTAAGTGCGCGTGCCGTAGGACCTAAAACGGCTTGAATTTTTTGATATGCGGGTATGCCTAACCATCCATTATTTCCAGTTAAAACTAAATATACAAACATTGTAAAAGAATCTGCATTTGCCAAACTTGTAATAAATTCAAATGATGTGCTTACTGATATTAAACCAGTAGTGGCATTTTTTTTGCTAAATGTAAAAAGAGAAAAAGGTGTTGATGTGTTAGCGGTAATGTCTGATGGAGATGTAAAGTTACTTGATGAAAAATTTGCCAATCCATTGATATTGATTGCAGTTCCGTTGTATGTGATATTTGAAGTGCTATCACCAAATGCAAACAATCCTGTTGAATAAAGTACACCACCCGAACCCGTCATTGTTGTGCCGCTAATTGCCGCGGTATTTGCTTGAAATGTTCCGCTAACTGTCAAACTTCCTGTATTAGTAGAAACCGCAGATAGCGCACCAACTTTTAACATTGAAAGGTAAGGCGTTGACCAAACAGTATTTCCTGTTGATGGGTCATAAATACCATCTGCTTGATATAGCGAATATGTGCTTGATGGGTCAGGGTCGCTTCCCCCCCATGTTGCCGCAAAGCCCCAAGTTGTTGATGATTGCCCGCTAGTTGGATATGAAGCACTACCACTTGTTGTAATATTTCCTGATGTTGGAACGGGGTTTGCGTAACTTGTCATGCGGGCAAATGTCACCCGTGATGATGCGCCATTAGCCCCTGAGTATCCCGCCGTAATAATGCTTGCGCCTGTCCAATTTATTGTTGTTGTTGTTGCCGTTGCAGAATCAGTAATTGCTACGGTAGCCGCATAAAGAATATATCCTGATGATGGTGCTGAAGTAATTGTAGTTGTCCAACCACTTGGAAAACCATACGCACCAGTTGCCCATGTGTAAGTGGTAGTTCCTGAAATTGATGGCGTTGATAAAGCCCATTGATAAACCGTTGGTCTAGCAGTTTGAACGCCCGATATAGATTGCCCATTTTGTCCCGCCGCCGCAACGCTATATCCACTTGTCCAACTTACCGTTGTTGTTGTAGCAGTTGCATCATCCACAACTTGTTTAGATGCTACCCACAATGAAACGCCTGATGTTGCGGGATTTATTGGAATTGTCGTACTCCAAGAACCGCCGCCCGTGTATGCAGAACTTGCACCAGTTGACCATGTATATGTTGAAGTCCCCGATGGATTTGTTGGGGTTGTAATATTCCATTGATATAAAAACGCCGTTGCATATTTTGGCGCATCACTTCCAGTAGGGCCTAAAGTACCCGTAGGACCTGTTGGCCCTACGCCTGTTGGCCCTGTAGGTCCGACATTTGCAACGGGCGACCAAACAAACGCCGTGCTACTTGTGCTTAATGTAGATTGACCAACATCATTGCCAACAAGGTACGCAAAGTAATAAGTTCCCGCAGAAAGAATTTGATTTTCAAATGCGTAATAAGTATTGTTGGTTACGGGTTGGCTATTACTTGTAGATGCCGAACCTAACAAACGCCAATCAGCGGCGGTTGGTGTTGCGCTTGTTGTGTAAAACAAATTAGCAAAAGTAACACGCCCTGTAACTGGAATATAAACAGAAACGCTAAAGTTTGGAACACTTGCGCTTGGGTATCCTGTAACAGTAGGTGTGGCTAATGATGAAAAATAACTAGGCGCAGATAATCCCGAATTTGGCACGGGTGTAAATTGCGTTATATCTTGGTCATCATAAACTTGTGCGTTGTATTCGCTAAGTTCTAAACGCGCACCCAAACTACCATCGGGTAAAGATGCTTCGTTAACTTTCATTACGCGAAATAATTTGCTTGCCCATCCGTAGTCAGTATTGGTAACGCTGACTACATCGCCCGCATCTACTTGAATACCGTAATATGTAGTGGTGAAATTAACAATCAAATCTTCGCGGGCTTGTTCTAACAAACGATTGGCAAGGTAATGCGCTTGCACCGAATCGTTAACCATGTCGTAAGTAATTGAATACTTGTTAACGGGTTCGTTGGGATATAGTAAACCGCTAGGCGTTTCAATGTTTACAAATGCGGCTTGGTCGCGGTTTTCTTTAAACGGGAAACGCGCTTCAACTTGATTTATTGAAGATGTAATGTCGGTTGCACTAACGCGAATTTCGCCAATAATGTTGTTGTCGTTAAAAGCATACGCGGTAGATTCGGCTTTGTTTATTACTACCGACCATTGACCCAAGGCGGCGTTATAAGTCATCCATGAATCACACGCGGAAACGATGCGGTCAACATTGGAAAGAACCGATTGCCCCGCATCTAATACGCCGTTGATGCGGTAGCGCGGTTGCGTAGATGGTGTGCCGCTACTATTTGTAAATGTAATTAGTTGGTCGCCATACGCGTTTAATGCGGTTGCGCTTGTGCTATTAACAAAAGCGGAATCTACTGCACCACCGTAAACCGCGTTGGTCATGTAGTCATACCAAACATCGCCCGCTTTGGCTACACCTGTTCCGTTTAGCGTATGCGCTACTTTAAAAGTGATTGGTTGCAGTTGTGTGGTATCTGCATCGCGGTTGTAAATTAGTTTGACAATGGCAAAACCCAAACCATTCATTTGCCGCGTTCCTGTCCAACGCTGACCAACGGCAATATCAGAACCGCCCATAACCGTGCTAGGTGCTGATGCGCCGTTAGCGGATGTAATTGTGCCGCCCGTTGTAGATTTATAAAGATTGATATAAAGATAGCCGCTAATCTTTGTATCTACATTTCCCGCTTCATCTGTAAGGCTAACAACTTTAGTTAAATCTGAACCATCAAAAGTAATTTTTCTGTCGCCGTAATACATATCGGCGGTATCAAATGTAAATTGACCGTTAGGGCTAATGCTTGAAATAGCCAAAACATAGTACATTGTTTTTTGGTCGGTTGTTAGAACCGCATCAACGAATGTGCCGCCCATGTACGCATTACCATACACAATAGGAATAGCATTAACCGCGCTTGGCGGTACTTGTTGCCTAACTCCCATGTCTTGCTGAGCCTCAGGGTTATCCGCAAACACACGGGTAACAAGATACGATAGCGCAAAATTAACCGCAAAGGTTGCTACTGCCGTTGAAAATCCAACTACTTCTAACGCCACAATTAAACTTGTAACCATTTTTATTCCCTAACGAAAGTTGCGCCAAGGGCTTTGTAACCCCTGCGCGTGTAATCAATCAACGGGCCGTTAGCAGAAATTGAAGTGCAAACAAAATCTACATCGCCCGCTTTTAACATTTCTTTTGCGTGTTCATCAAACGCTTTCCAAAGCCGACCGCCAACCGTTCCATTGCGATGTTCGGGTTCTACCCACCACAATAGTTCGTTTAATTCTTTTACTTTTGGCGACCAAATGTTAGAACTTTTATAAGCCACAATTGCGCCCCTGAGATGCGAATCGATATAAATGAACCCACGCCCTTGAATGATGCTGAACAATAGTTCTTCAACATAGCGGGGAAAGTGATTATGCGATTCACCAAGTTTTTTAATAGGGTTTTCATAGGCGTATGCCTCCACAATTTCTAACAATCTAGGTATGTCGTATCTTGTCGCGGGTCTTATCATAAAAGCGTTTTAAGAGGGCGTTTCAGATGTTGTTGTTGTTTCACTTGCTTGCGTATTAGTTTTTGGCGGTGAACCAAAATCAAAAAATGTGTTTGAAATTTCACTAACGCGGTTCATTGATGTGTCGTTAGGATAAATAAATTGCCAATTGTTTTGATTGGTTTTTACGCCCGACAATCTGTTTTCTAAAATGCGCCGCATTGATGAACAAGAAATAGAACAAGTTGCAATCCTAGTTCTTGCATCAGTATTGAAATCTTCAGTAATAGAAACGCTATTGATAATGCCCTGATAGCGTTTAAAGAATTGCGTTGTAGGCGTAGTAATGATTTGGTTGTTTGAATTAAAGAATCCGCGCCAAACTTCTACCAATGAACCTTTAATGTCGCTACTAAGAATTAACGATACATTGGTTGGATTGATGCCCGTTAATTGAATGGTCATGTCATCCGATGTAGCCTTAATATCGCGCTGAACATCGCCAACGCTAAGTAACGCGCCAAGGTTTGAAAAGGTAATGCCGCTAACCGTGATAGGCGCGGCGGCGTTGCAAAATGTGTAAACAGTTCCCGCAGTACCAACGGTAAGTTTTACAAATTCTGCATGGTTAATCTGCGAACCATTTACCGCGTTAATTGTTGTCATACGATGTATTCTCTAAAAACAAACGGCGAATCCCATTGCACAAATGCGCCATCCGTCATTGGGTTTAGTGTATAAGTTGGGCAAGATTCTGCAACCACCGTAAATGTGCAAGCATTACCAATGCTAACCGTTGTGCCTGATGCGGGCGTACCAATAAGCGGGCGGTTAATGCCTACTGATGAACCCGCGCTATCGGCGGTTATCTTGTAGGTGTAACCGTTAATCATAATGAAATCGCCCGCTTTAAATGTGCCATTAGAATTTAAAGCAAGTGTTTGTGTATTAGCCGTAGGCGCACCGTTTAACGTAGCCGCCGTAGCCGTGCCGCGCATTTCAGTAAACCAAGATAAATTTGTACTATTGAAAGTAATGGTTTCGGGCAATTGTCTATCAAGGTTATCAATGGTTTGGATTACATCCCGAACTTGCGGATAGTAAAGGTACGCATGGGGTTGGATAGTAAACACCCAAGGTACGGCGGTTAGGTATTGCGCTACGGTGATATAACCCGAACGCGCTACTTGTTGTCCAACCATACGGCGGTTGTTTACCGTCATGGATTGTTGTATTTCAAAGATGGTTTGAAAACTCATGCCCGACCCCTATTCACCGCCAACGATTTATTGGCGTACTGATTTGCCGCCCAAATCGCGTTAGAACTACCGTATAGGCGTTCTTCAAACGATTTAGTATCAATGGCGTTAA